AGAGGTTCAAAGATATATGCCGGAGGGCGTTCAAATTGATCCTACTAGAGCTAGGCTGAAGTCACTTCCCCCAGAAGCAGGGGTTGGCCCTCTTGGTTTGACTCTCAAAGGTATTTCTAATCCAGGCCCTGATCCTGCCTATACAACGTTCAAAGATTTTCAGTACGAGTTTGAGCCAAATACAGTGTCTGCTGTAGAAGCAGTAAATGCGACAGCTCCTCTTTTTGCCCATGAGTACCGTCATTTAATGGATCTTGATGGCCCAGAGATGATCAATAGAGTTCAAGATTTAATGGCATCGCAAAACTATAAAGAGCTTAGAGATAATTTAAGAGGTCTTTCAGATTTTGCTTATTCTTTTGAAGATAGAAGGATTGATGGAACACAAGCAGCAAAAGATAGGATGGATAATTATTACAATGCCAGCTTTGATCAAGAAGAGAAATATGTTGTTGATGCAATAGAGAACCTTTTGAAAGAAAATAGCGTGAAAAGCATGATGTATGTTTTTAGAGATGAAATAAAAAATGCTAGGGTTTCTCCGTTTTATAGAGATCTTATGGAGAAAGGCCCAAAGGAGGCAACGCAGCGATTTAAGGAAGGCGGCAAATTAGATTATTTACCAGATGCTTATCGAGATGGTGGAAGGACAAAGATAATATGAAGACTAGCGAAGAAGGTATAGCTTTGATTAAAAAGTTTGAGGGTTGCGAGCTGTCCTCTTATATCTGTGCTGGTGGCGTTCCAACAATAGGTTATGGTCATACCAAAGATGTAAAAGACGGAGATACTTGCACATCAGAGCAAGCGGAAGAGTATTTGAAGGAAGACTTGGAATCTTTCGAGGCTGCAGTTAATAGATTAGTAGAGGTTGATCTTAATCAAAGCCAGTTCGATGCGTTGGTTTCTTGGACTTTTAACTTAGGTTGGGGTGCATTGTCATCGAGCACACTTCTCAAAGTCTTAAACGAAGATAATTTTGCCGGTGTGCCAGAGCAAATAAAACGTTGGAACCGTGCTGGAGGTAAAGTATTAGATGGGTTGGTTAGGAGAAGAGAGGCAGAGGCTTTGCTGTTCGAGAGTAAAGCTTGGGAAGATGTTTAGCCGTAGTCTTCAATAAGCATTGAAATGCCATTAACTAAAATAAAATTTGCTCCAGGCGTAAACAAAGAGGGAACAGAGTATTCTGCTGATGCTGGCTGGTTTAGCGCAGATAAAATTAGGTTTAGACAGGGCAGACCAGAGAAGATCGGTGGGTGGGTAAAATATTCTGAAACATCTTTCTTAGGTATTTGCCGGTCAATACATGACTGGGCATCACTAGAATCCATCAGGTATATCGGGCTTGGAACAAATTTAAAGTTCTATGTAGTTGAGGGTAATAGCTTCAATGACATAACGCCGATTAGATCTACTACATCAGCGGGTGATGTTACGTTTGCAGCCACCAATGGATCTAGCACTATAACAGCCACAGATACATCTCATGGGGCCGTGGTTAATGATTTTGTAACATTCTCCAGTGCTGCGTCTTTGGGTGGCAACATTACGGCTGCTGTTCTAAATCAGGAATATCAGATTACTGCCGTTCCTACAGTAAATACTTATGAGTTTACAGCTAAGGACACAAGTGGATCTACTGTAACAGCAAACAGTAGCGACACAGGCAATGGTGGCAGCTCTACTGTTGGTGCATATCAGATCAACACAGGCTTAAATAACTTTCTAGAAGGCACTGGTTGGGGTGCTGGAGCGTGGGGGATGTCTGCATGGGGTAGTGCTAGTAGCATATCTGCTGCGGGACAGCTACGTTTGTTCAGCCAAGACAATTTTGGTGAGGATTTGCTGTTCAACGCTAGGGGTGGAGGAATTTTCTTTTGGGATGAGTCTTCTGGCACAGGAGCTAGAGCGGTAAATATTACAAGTCTTAGCGGATCTAATCAGCCAACTATAGCTTTACAGGTTATGGTAAGCGATATAGATCAGCACGTTATAGCTTTTGGGGTAAACCCCATAGGATCAAGCGCAATAGATCCCTTGTTTATTAGATTTTCTGATCAGGAGAATGCTACTGATTGGACTCCTACGGCTATAAATACTGCTGGTGGAATAAGAATTAACTCAGGATCTGAGATTATTGGTGCGGTTCAAGGTAGGCAGGAAATACTAGTTTTTACAGATGTAAGCTTGCACTCGATGAGATTTGTAGGAGCGCCATTTACGTTTCAGATACAAACTGTTAGCACTGATATATCAATGATCAGTCCAAAGGCAGCCGTGAATGCCAGAGGCTCTGTTTATTTTATGGATAAAGGTGGATTCTATGTTTACAACGGATCGGTTCAACCGCTTCCGTGCTCAGTAAAAGAGTTTGTTTTTTCTAACATAAATCTTGGTCAAGCTTTTAAGGTCTTTGCTGCAGAAAACAACGCCTTCTCAGAAGTAATGTGGTTTTATCCTATTGGAGAGGGTAATACAGAAGTTACCAATTACGTTAGCTACAACTATGCTGAGGATCTGTGGTCTGTTGGAACACTAGATAGAGGAGCATGGCAGGGTGTAGGCACACAAAACTTCCCAATGGCTACATCAGTAAACAACGACACATCAACAGCTAATTATCTTTATTACCATGAAAATGGGTTTGATGATGATGGATCTGCAATGACGGCATTCGTAGAAAGCGGAGACCTAGAGTTGCAGGAAGGTGAAAGATTTATGATGGTCAGTAGGATAATACCTGACTTTGCATTTAGTGGAGCGACCTCAGATGCTTCTATAAGCATGATTATGAAGGGAAGTGATTTCCCTCTAGAAACACCAACAACTTTGTCTACATCTACGATAACTAATTCATCTACACAATCTTTTATTAGAGCCAGGTCTAGACATCAGATTGTTAGAGTTGAAAGTAGCGGTCTTGGCTATGGTTGGAGGTTAGGAGATCTAAGATTCGATATTAGGCCAGACGGTAGAAGATGAGCACACAAACAAGAACGACACCATTGCCAGTACCTACGCCGGAGTATGATGCCAGAGCAGAGGCCATAAACAGAAGGACAATAGAGATTGCTATGGATCAGATAGAAAACGATGTTGTTCTTGCTAAAACGCAAGGCGACAAAGAAGGTTCTCTGGCGATGAGAAGGTTTCAGTTTCTTCTTATGGGTGCTTCGTGACGGATGTCATAAAGGTTTTGGGTCAGGTTGATGTATCAGCCACAACGACTACTACACTCTATACGGTTCCCGATCTTACACAAACAACAGTTAGCTCTCTTGTGGTTTGCAACAGGGGTGGGTCTGGGATTACGTTCAGAGTAAGCATCCACGTTGCTGGGGCTGGAGCGGATGATAAGCAGTTTATATTTTACGATGAAGATCTTGCGGCAACTACTAGCCGCACAATAGTTATTGGAATTTGTTTAGCGCAAACAGATGTTGTGAAAGTTTATGCCAGTGCGGCAAATGTTAGTTTTAACCTATTCGGGGTGGAGACAAGTTAATGAATTATAATCAACAGGCTCCTTTGCAGAATCAAGCTGATGAGATGGCAAAGTATGGGCGTTACGGCGACACCATGCTAGTTCATATGAACCCATATGAGGTTGAAGGAATAGCGTCTTTATCTCCTACAGGAAAACTAACAACAAACCCAGTTACTGGTCAGCCAGAGGCGTTTTTGCCATTCCTAGCGCCGCTGCTTGGCAGCATGATAGGTAAGGCTGCCTTGGCAAAAGCTGGTGGTTTGTTGGCTGGTAAGGCTGCACTAGCTGGAGCAATAGGGTCTGGGCTTGCAACCACTGCAGTCACTGGAGATATAAAGAAAGGTTTACTATCGGGCATAACAGGTTTTGGTTTAGGCAAGGCGCTTGGTGCGGCAAGTGATGCGTTGAATCCCCAGATAGGAGAAACTGCTACAGCTCTGACGGATGCGACAAAAACTGCTACTGAAGCGGGCGTTGATCTGGCTAAAGTAGGTGCGGATGTTACTTTGGATTCTCCGTTAAATCAGTTAGCCGACTTAGAGGCAGCAAATTTAGCAAAAACGGCTGCAGATCAGAGTGTTACCGATCTTACTACGCAACTTTCTAATTTGAGGGGTGAGCAAACTGTAGCAGATAGCTTAACTGCTCCATTCAGACAACCCAAAGCGTTTGGTAGCGCGTTGATGCAGCCATCTACATTAGCAGCTATCGGTGTTGGGGAAGGGCAAAAAGCACAAATGGATTCTTTAGAGGACGCTATGGAGCGTAATAGAAGATTCGAGAGAGAAAAAGAAGAAGAAGGTAGAAGAGCGGAGGCTATGATTGAGGATGCATATTCTACATTAGAGTCTTCTTATCCTGGCTACCAGATACCAAGAGGTATTTCTGCAGGAGGCATTGTCTCTTTAGATCCTAGTCGAGCGCAAAAAACAGTTGATGGTGTTTACTCTCTGGCAAATGGTGGCCCAACACCTAGTATGCCGATGCCGCCAAAGCCAGATTTGCAGTCAAGAAAAGAAATAACAGAAAGCCTAATAGGAAGCACAAATCCTTATGGGGTAGGTCGAACCTATGAAACTATGGTAACGCAGAGTGCTCAACCTAATCTTGATGGAGGTATGAATATATTCCGCAGCGTCATGGAAGAAGTGGGGTTGCCTCCAGAAACACAAAAGGAAGCCAAGGCAATATTTGAGTATGACTTGAGGCAATCTGGCTTGAGCAAAGCTATGGAGCATTTTCTAGATCGATATGGCGAAGGAAAGCTAAGTGCTGATAAAGTTAATTTGGGTGGCGCTGATCCTCGCACATACGACATGACGGTAGCGACAGAACAATTTATGACTAACAGAGGTGATACTGTTGGAAGAATGCCTGTCTCAATGAATCTTATCAGGGAAGGTGATACATCAGAAGGTATTTCAGACGCAGAAGCGTTACGAAGATTTAAACAAATGTCATCTGGAGGAGAGGTGGCTGGTTACAGAATGGGCAGAAAGATTAAGAAAGAAGCCCAAGAACAAGCCAACGCCATAGCCGATCAAGTAGCCTTTGATACAGCGATGGGGAATATAAATCTTGGGTCATACGGAAACTTCGGAGTATCTGGTGGCCCCGCAGGAAGACCTGGGGCAGCAGCCCGTCAACTAGGTCTTAGAGGCACACAGGTTATAACCCCATCAGAGCTTGAAGGATATAGACCAGGTATTGACCCAGAGATAGCATACTTCAGAGATCCGCTTCCAGAGCCAAAGGCAGATACGACTGCTGGAACTGGAGAGACTAGAGCGGATGCCGGTCAACTAGGATCAGATCTTTACAACGCTATTTTCGGTAGTGGCCGAGGAACTGGTGTAGCTGCCCCAGTAATAGATCCTTTTAGCGGGAAGATGCCATCTGAAATGGCTATGGAGGGTATAGGAGCAGAGCCTTCGATGATGATAAGCGGAATGGAAGGAGCTGGCATACCGTCAATCGGTGCTGCAGCTAGAGCGGAAGCGACACCTATGCCTGACACTAAGCCTTTAACTCCCAAAGAAATTAGGATGGGTAGAGGTATGGAGGGGGATATCGCCATACCTGAGATAACTATTCCACAGACAATAAATATTCCATCAGCTCCTGCTGCTGCAGTTGTACCCCCAGTTGTCCCTGCAGCCATCGCTCCAATATCAACACCTCCTGCAGTTTCAGTAGGTAGACCTGATGTAATGGATTTACCACCGCCTCCCCCTATGCAAACAAAAAGAAACACAGAGGAAATGGCAGGTATTCCTATGGCCCCCATTAGGCCAAGCTCTATCAGAATTCCAGATATTCCTGCGTTACAAGAGCCTATGATCCCAATAGGTGTAAAAACTCTTGATAGAGAAGAGTCTCCAAATATTCCGCCTCCCCCTGCTCCAGTGGTCAGACCGCCTAGACCTACCATGACGTTAGCTGAAGCTGCTAGACCTAGAACAGATCAGCCGATTGATTTAACTAACGTAAACACTGCGGGCGCAGCGAATATTTCAGATATTGGTGGATTTTTTGGTCAAGCAGAATCTGGGATTAGTCAACTGCCACCGATAGCTACACCGCCGGTAATGTCTCCAATACAAATGCCTAGAGAAGAGATGGCTCTGCCTCCGATCCCAGAGGGCAAACAAGTTCCAGGCGGGCTGGCTGATTTGATTAGATCCGCAGGCGTACCTAAACCTGTAGATACACCTATCATTCCATCAGAAGTGCCGCCTTTGTTGGCTCCAAAAGATAGAGAAAGGATAAGAATACCTAGATTTGCTGGACCTCCTGGATTCCAAGAAGGTGGTGAAGTAACTGCTATGGCAGACACAATGGAAGCTAATGGTCAAAGCGTCATCCAAGATGCTGCAATGGCTATTGCCGGAAGGTTGCCAGAAGAGCAGGCAGAAATGGCTATTAATAGATTTATTAAAGAGTTCGGGGTAGAAGCTTTTGAGGTTTTAAGAGATAGAGTTCTTAAAGATATAGTTCCTGATGCACAAACAGAGGGTGAGATTGTTGGTCGAGGCGGAGGTATGGATGACATGATTCCAGGCATGATCGGTGATCAACAGCCAGTAGCTGTTAGCCCAGGAGAATACATCGTACCAGCAGACGTTGTGTCTGGCCTTGGTGATGGCAGCACAGATGCTGGGGTTGAAGAGCTTGACCAGATGCTTGATCGTGTTCGTATGGAGCGTACAGGCATGACGCAACAACCTAGACCTATGAACACTGGGGGTGCATTACCAGCATGAAACAATCTGCAAAACTTTTAGAGGTAAAGCCTCTTAGAGATATATCGAGGGAGCCTAAAGTAAAGAATCGATCTGATCGAGGAGAGAAGACACACACAATAGCCTTGGTTCCAGCAGATTATGTTCCTATCCTTTGGAAGGACGTAGATTTCCAGCTTCGTAAAGCTGTTGCAAGATCCAAAGGTCGCTGGAGCATGGAATCTTTGTATCAGTCTATAGTGACAGGACATCAGCATTTATGGGTTGCCTTTAATGCTGACAAAAAAATAGATGGGGTTGGCACAACCGAGCTGGTCAACTACCCGCACAAAAGAATGCTGTGCATACAGTTTCTTGGCGGCAAAAACTTCAATGACTGGGTCTGGGACATGGTCGATAAATACAACGACTGGGCCAAAGACAATCATTGTTCCGGCATAGAGGCTACTGCTAGAGAGGGATTCTGGAAGTGGTTGAAGCAGGATGGTTACGAGAAATCATATGTAGTTTACGAAAAGAGGATTGACTAATGGGCAAGGGAAGCAAAGCGCCTAGTGGGCCTCAAGAGGTTGTACAAACAACCAGCAATTTACCAGAGTATGCGAGACCGTATTTTGAGGAGATGCTTGGTCGTACAGTTGCAGAGACAACTAGGCCATACGAGTTATTTCCAGGTCAAAGGCTTGCTGAACTCACTGAGTTTGAACAGTTGGGCCAGCAGGGTATGTTGGATCTTGCGGCTGCCGGTACGCCACTGCAAACTATGGCTGCATCGGATATTGCCAGTCAGGTAGGATTTCAACCAGTTGGCACAGGATTAGATATTGCTGGGCAGTTCCAACCTCAACAATTGCAGTCCCAATATCAAGCAGGAGATATAGATCCTAACTACGCTGCAGGAACACTAGGACAAGGTTTCCAAGCTGGACAAAGAGGCATTGGTTATCAGGCTGGTCAGTTTGATCCTGGCTACGTTGCTAGAGAGCTAGGCCAAGACTATACCGCTAGAGATTTACAAAGCCAATATCAGGGTCAGCTAGACACAGGGCCTGGTTTTCAAGCTGGAACAGTTGCAGATGCAGCTACATTAGAATCTTATATGAATCCGTATCAACAGCTAGTAACGGACATAGAAAAAAGAGAGGCGCAAAGAGCATCTGATATACAAGAAGCAGAGATAGGCCAGCAGGCCGCATTAGCTGGAGGTCTGGGTGGTTATCGAGAAGCTATACTGCAATCAGAAAGAGAAAGGAATCTGGCTCAACAGCTAGGTGATATACAGGCGAGAGGTGGTCAAGCTGCATTTGATCAGGCTCAGAAAGCATTCGAGGCTGACAGGGCTGCTAGGCTTCAAGAAGCTCAATTTGGATTGCAAACAGGAACAGAGCAACAGAAGGCATTGCAGCAAGCAGAGCAGTTTAGGCAGGCAGCATTTGGCGCAACAGAACAAGCAAGACAAGCCCAGCAGGGTATGGCTATTGATGCTTTCCAAGCGGGCGAAGCCGCTAAACAGCAAGCGGCACAATTAGGATTGACCGCCCAACAGCAAGAAGACGCAGCGCAACGAGCGCAAGAAGATTTCGCACAACAGCAGTTCCAGCAAAACGAACAGCTTAGGTTAGCGCAGCAACAGGAGGATAGGGCTGCATTCCAAGCTGGAGAAGCAGCAAGACAAGAGGCTGCAAGGCTTGGTCTGTCAGCGCAGGAAATAGAAGATCGAGCGTTACAAGCAGAAAACCAAGCTAGGCTGGATACTCAGAAGTTTAATATACAAGCGCAGGAGACTGCAGCTAGATTGGGCTTAGCTGGATTAGGGGCAGATCAAGCAACGAGAAGTCAACAGCTTGAGGCAGCAAGAGTATTAGGTACGCTGGGCGGTCAAGAGCAAGCACTAGCCTTAGAGCGTTTGCAGAACCTACAAGCTGCAGGACAGATACAGCGAGAGCTTACGCAAAGAGGTTTGGATATTGGATACGGAGACTTCTTGAGGCAGCAGGCTTTCCCAAGAGAGCAGTTATCATTCTTTAGTAACCTATTAAGAGGTCTACCCATAGCTCCTGGGCAAACACAGGCGGTGTATGGCGCTGAGCCTAGTGCTTATCAGCAGGCGCTTGGAGCTGGTATCGGCGGTGTTGGTCTCTATAAAGCCTTAGCTGGTGGTATTTAATGAATATATTTGAGCAAGAAGATGTCGTAAAAGGGATGCCTGATCAGAGGCTGATGATGGAGGTACAAAGACCATCTGGTAGTGTGCCGCAGTACTTGGTTGTATCAGAAATACAAAGAAGAGCAGACATGAGAAAGCGTTTTGCTGCTCAACAAACAACGCCAAGTACAACAGTTAAAGATCAAATAGTTAGC